AGTAGTGTTCTCCCCGAAATTCTAACAAATAATAAAAAATATAAAATATTCAATAATAAATCTGGTAATCTGTAAATCAAAGCCATTATTTCTTTATTGTTAGATTGTTCAATAAATCTAAGTTGTTATTCGATGCCAACATTTTTACCTTACACTGACAAAGGATTTTATGTCAGGATATATATCTTAATTAATAAATATTTCTAAATTGATTTTTTTNGAGTTTTTTTGAGTTTTTATTAGTTTTATTATTATTTTTTGTAAGGATATATATCCTAATTTTTACCTTAATGATTTTTTTGAGTTTTTATTAGTTTTATTATTATTTTTTGTAAGGATATATATCCTAATTTTACCTTACACTGACAAAGGATTTTATGTCAGGATATATATCTTAATTAATAAATGTTTCTCACTTGATTTTTTNAGTTTTTTTNGGGTTTTATTAGTTTTATTATTTTTTTGTAAGGATATATATCTTAATTAATAAATATTTCTCAATTGATTTTTTTTGAGTTTTTTTGAGTTTTTTTAGTTTTTATTAGTTTTATTATTTTTTTGTATTTTTTTGATTTTATTATTACATTTATTAATATATAATATATCTGATAATTCTGGGATTATGCTTAATTCACTATTACTTATTTGTTTTTTATTCATTAATACATTTCATTATTATTTGTGACATTATTAATACATGATCATTCTGGCGGTTATTCACTTAAGCACAACCAGATCCTACTCAATTCTGCTGCATATCTGTGAGTGCTTATACATTAAGAATAACATATTATTTATCCTCTCGAGATAATGTAGTTCATTAATTGGTGCTTTTGATCTTAAGTAATCAATAAATTTATTCATCTCGATTCCTAATGGAACATCATCTAGATCAAGATTCACCTTATTAATCATCTGAGATGACATGTGTATTTTACTCATGAATCTGATATTGCTGTTACATGTGAATGTGTTCAATTTGAAGAACTCGAAATATTTTTTATATCTGTTAAATAGTACTCCATTAAAATCAACAATTATCATCATTGCTTTCAGATGACGATTGAACAGCTTAACTGATGGATTTTCTGATAATGCTTTCAGTTCTTCAATTGTTATTTCTTCATTATCAAACTCCAACAAACAAAACTGGTAATCATCATACAGCTCACTATCAACATATTCGGACATACAGTTAATTCCATTAAATAACTCTTCATGTAGAATTCGGTTAATCTCGTGCTTCATCATCATTTTCCTGCAGTGTTTTGTTATTTATTGATATTTGTTGATATTTATTATAATTTCAGGGAGTACACTACT